TTCCAGTAGTAGGCGTCCTGCGATTTGTCACCCTTCTTACCCTGCTTGCGGTACTTCTTGCCTTGGCGCACACCGACGAAGAACACCTGACGTTGAGCGTCTGATAGCTCATTGATCTGCTTCTGATAGATCGCGCGCTTCAATGTCCCGGGCGGCGGATGCCCGTCTGCGATACGCCCGGTGTATTGAGGCGCCTTGTTCTTGGCGTCCTTGCGTATCTCAGCAGCGCCAGCGGCTACCGCGCCACGCAGCACGTTGCGACCAATGCGCTGAGGAAGTTCGCGCAAGGCGGCGGCGAGATCGGCGAGGCCAGCCACATGTTGCGTTTTACCCATCATTGAGTCCTTCCGATGCGAGCAAAACGAGGACGCGATTACGCTCGTCCTGATTCACGGCTGAATGAATATTGAAGATCCGGGATCCGTAGATCACCCGCATGGCTGCCACCGCTTTCGGGTCCGCAAACGATGATTGCCAGCGGATCGTGATCGTCGCCGGGTTATCGATATTCATTTTCTGGGCCGTCATCAATTCACGACCAGCCGACGGCTCGATGGATGCCCACACGGTGGCCACGTCATTCCAGTTGATCGATTGGCCGCCAACGGCATCAATCGATGCACTGCGCTGCTGGATCGTTATTCGGCGGCGCAGATCGCCTGCTCGCAGCCCGATAGTCATAGCGTGACCACCTCATACGGATCTAGCAGTCCATCGATAAACGGCAGCGGCTCGATCTTTCCGCGCGCCAGCAGGGCAACGCTCTCGCGGTGTTCGTAGAGGCTGCCAACGCGCAGCTTGATCCAACTTTTGATACCTTCTGGTACGGTATCTGCTGTGGCCCCGTAGCCAGCGTCAAAGGTGACGGATACGGCGCCGATCTGGGGCAGACTGACTGGCCAAATCTTGCCAAATACCGGTGTGATGCGCGCCGGCTCGCAGGCCAGGTCAGCCACGTAATCCGTGCTTGGCATCGTCTGCAGCGCGCTGCCCATATCGAGATACTGAATATTGATGACAGACGCAGCCGGCGACTTGGGTAGCAAGATAGCGTGGCCCGGCAGCGTAAATGCTTCGCCATAGGGAACGCCGATCAGGCTCGGGCCCGGAAAGCAGTCGAGAATGAGCTTCCAGCGCGTCGTGATAAAACTGCGCGCAGTCAGCATTTCAGCGTGGAGCCGTGCGGCGGCGATCAATGCAGCAATCAGCGCATCGTCGTCGGCAAAATCAACACGCAAATGGGCCTTGGCCTCGGCCAGAGTGACCGGCTCAATGGATGGTGCGGTTATGCGCTGGAGCGGCATGACTTACTAGACGGTCGAAACTTCTGAACCAGATCGCACAGCAATCTCTTCAGCGGCAACGGCAAGGTTTGCCAAGTCTTGCGCCTGACCGGCGGCCGCCAGAGCTGCATCGGCTTTGGCCTGCGCTTTTTCTGCCTTGTCTGCCGCATCCGCCCCATCAATGCGAACATCAATCGCTTCGGCGATGCCAGCCGCGATATGGCGATCTGCATCCTCATGCAACGGATAGCACTGACCAGCCGCATACTTGGGATAGCTGTTGCCCCCGGCGTCGCAGTCAAACCATGTCTGTGAGTATCTTAAAACCTTGGGCATATCAGCCTCTCAAAAAAGTGGGGCGCCCAGTGGCGCCCCGAACTCTGTTACTTCGAACAAGCCGATCTAGACGATCTGAGCGACGGCAACTTGGTTGAAAGCGTCCGCGCTGGCAAAGCGTGGCGTGAAACCGAGCAATTGCGCCGCAACCAGACTGGCGGCTGTACCCACGGTGACCGACAACCGTACGTAGCCGAAGCCGTTGGCGTTATCGAGGTCTTCGCCGCGGAAGTTGATCAGGGCTTGCTTGTTGTCGCCGCTAGCCTTGACGATCTGCGTGATGGCTTTGCCCGTAATGTCCTTGGCGCCGGTGCCACTGCTGTCCTGCGCCTGCTGGATTTTGGCGTCGACAGTGGCGGATGCGCCCAGAACACCGGTTTCGACAGTAGCGAGAAAGTTGTGAAAGTTGACCACCGAGACCCAGCCGGTGGTGACGCTGCCAGCGGCTTGACTGACGGGATCGATGGTGGCGAGAACGGCAACGGTCTCGCTGCCTTTTGCATTTGGAAACATGGGATACTTCTCCTATTAATGATGGAAGGAAGGGACGCCGTCTGGCATCCCCTGATCCGGGTTAGCGAGCGCCAAGTTGGACGTAAGGCGAAAGGGTGTTGCTGCCCTTCGCCGGATTGATTGCCGCTGCGATCTTTGATTGGCCATCCATGCGGAAGGTCGTACGGAAGGCCGTGAGATCCGCATCGAAGTACAGGTGCATTGATGTCGCCGTCTGCATGCCACCCGCCTTGGTGATGGTTTGGTAGTAGGACAAATCGACGAGGATTACATCGCCCTGGCTGGAAAAGCTGGCGGCGTGCTGTGAGACAAGGATCGGGCGACCGAGCAGCAGGCCATATGGACTGACCTGCAAACCGCCAACGCTGGCACCTCCGGGCAGATAGATCGGATAGTTGCCCAGTGTCAAGGTGAATAGTGCCGGAAGCACGTCGTTGTTGATGATCCAGACCGCCTTGCTGTAGGACCCTGCCGGTAAGCGTGCAACCATCTTGGCCAGGTTCTTCGGATCGAGCGTCTGCGTCGCCTGGCCGGATTCCTTCGCTACGGTGATTACCGCAGCGCTGGCAAGACAACCCGCCGGGATGCCGTTACCAGCACCGAAGAGAATGGCCTCGTTGGTTTTCCAGCGGATCGAATCCGCGATCTTGCCCGGCAGATAACTGGTGAGGGCATTGGCATCAGCGAGCAACTCATCGGTGGTCGGCACCAGCGCCATCAGTTTCTTGAGGCGCAGCGTTGCCAATCCCATGGCCGGCTTGGTCGCATTGGCGGTCGCGGCCTCGCCCTGCCAGTAGGCTCGAATGCCGTTGGTGCCCCAGGGCGTCGTCTCATCCTTGGGGAAGGCCATGCTGTTGCTATCAATCTCGACTTCATCGGTCAGCGGCAGCAACGAGTCCTCACCCAATGAGAGGGTAAATATCTCCTTCGAGAACTCGGGCGGAACCAGAAAGCCGCCATCCTGGCCGGCGTTTTCGTTGCCATAGTACGACGGCGCCGCAGCGCCGATCAGCAAGCGCTGGTCCGGACTTTGCCCGGGCTGCTCGGCGCGAAAGACGGATTGCATGAATTCACCGACCGTCCTGAAGCCACGCTTCGGATCAGATTCGACGTTCTCGGTGACGAGCACGCCGATGGCACCCTGTACACCGATCTGCGCTTGAGCAGAAATCAGTTCGTGCTCCACATCAATCTGCGCCTGGATACGATCCACTTCCTGTGCCGTCTCATTCGCCTCGGCGCGAAGCTGATCGAAATTCGTCTGCTCTGCGGCGGTTAAATCACGGCTTTCGGCGGTGGCCTTGTCCAGCAGGGTGCCGGCTTGTTTGAGGGATTCGGCCTTGGCCGACAACTGCGCCGACTTGCGAGCTTGTAGCTCACGAAGTTTCTTGCTCATAGAGTTCTCCAAATAGAAAACCCGCACTTGGGCGGGTTTGAGGGGTGTAAAAAACCGCCAGGCGGCGGTTCGATATCCTGCGAAGCAGCCAACGGGCCGCGCGGTGTTACAAGGACCGGCTCAAAGGAGCCGTTCCGGGCTAAATCAGAGACAGCCGCGCCGCGGCGAGTCGGTTGGCAGATGCGCCACGCAGCGCGCGCGTATCCTTTTGCATCTTCTTGATGAGGTCCTCGAAGGTCGTGATGCCATCGACCATCTTTTGTTCGAGGGCGGCACTGGCGCCGAGCACTCGGCCCTGACCCATGCCGTCGCGCACTTGAGCGATGGACACGCCACGGCCGCGCGATACGGTTTTGGTAAACGCGTTGTAGTAGTCGTCCACACGGCTCTGCATGAAAGCCTTGGCGTCCTCATCAAGGGGTTGGTAGGGGTTGCCTTCGACCTTGAACTTTCCAGCGGAAATCAACGTCGGTGCGACACCTGCCTCGGCATAGGCCTCCGAGTAATCGAAGTGCGCTTGCCAGACACCGATACTGCCGACCTCGCCGCCGGGCGTGATGTAGAACTCCGACGCAGCGCAGCCGAGCCAATAGGCCGCCGAGGCAGCGAGGCTGTCGGCGATGGCCACCACCGGTTTCTGACCGCGTGACTGGTAGATGAGATCGGCCAGTTCGCTGACGCCATAAACGGAACCACCGGGTGAGTCGATATCGATCAAGATGCTGCTGACAGTGTCGTCGTTTAATGCATCACGCAATGAGCTGCCAAACAATTGTGTGCTGACGCTGCCGGGGCCAGATACGTCTTCCACCATGTTGCCGCGCTGGGTGATCACACCATAGAGCGGCAGCACGGCGATGGCGCCAGCACCCGAGCGCACATTGTTCTGCGCTCGAGCTGCGCGCGTTTCGCGCGCAGTGGCAATTCCCGCCATGACCTCGTCAGACGGTTTTCTCCCTTGCACCCAGCGCGAGACGATGCTGGAAAACGCCTGAAGGCGTTCGGGCATCAATGCCCAGGGGGTAGATAGAAATTCGGAGACCAGGAGTGCATGGTTCATGTTTCACTCTTTCTTGTAAATGTCGTCATTGCCAATACCCACGAGGCTTGCCAGAGCCAGCTGTTCCAGCGTAGCCATTGGGTCGTGAATACCCTTGGCGTTCAGGGTTTTCAGCATGTGCTCGCAATGCGCACGGGCAACGTCTACGCTTACACCCAGTGAATCCGCGACATACCCGGCATGCCCCGCGTAAAACGTGCGCACCGCTTCGGCAACGTTGCCGCCACGTTCGTGCGCCCGGGTCAGGGCCAATGCTTCCTTGCGGGCGATGCGCGCGCCAACTGCGCTCACCACGGCACGCAGTCGCTGCCGGACCATCGCTTCTTCCTGGCTTTCATGATCGGGGGACTGCGTGATGGTTTCAGTTGGGTCTTCCTCAATTTCTTCTTCGGCCCAGGACTCTTCGACCATGTTGAGTGGCCGCAGGGGTTCGTCCAGGCCATCGATCGGGTTCATGTTTTCTGCGATACGTGCTTCGTTGCGGGTCATCCAGCCATCGAGAATTCCGGCATGGTAGAAGGCGGCGCGTGCGCTGCTGTCACCGCGCATCAGATTGGAAAAATCGAACTCGACCTCCAAACCTTCGTCATCGAACAGCAGATCCGCCTCGATAGACGCTTCCCACCGCTCTGCCCACGGCGTCACGGTATGCATGATGAATTCGAGCGACTGCTGTTCGATGTTGCTGAACGTGGCGCGATCGAGATCAGCAATCATGTGCGGTGGTACGCGAAACACGCGGGCGACATCGGCAATCTGAAATTTGCGCAGTTCGAGGAATTGGGCGTCCTTGTTGGTGACGCCGACCTCGTTATATTTCATGCCATTTTCAAGCACGAGGATCTTGCCCCGGTTGGCGCCGGACTGCGCTGCCTGAAAGCTCTCACGAAAAACGTCGCGGGCGGCCTTGTCCTTGAAGTTGCCAGGAAATTCAATCCATCCACCGGTCGGCTTGGCATCGTTGGCAAAAAAGCGCGCGCCATAGTCCTGGGCAGCCAGTGCCACCCCAAAATTCT